TTTGAGCCACTCTTGAAAGAGCGCGCGGTCGAGGAGGCCTCCCGAGATGCTGAAGTCTCGGGGTTCATCACGTTGTACGCCCGGCAGGTCAAGGTTTGGGTCTGGATGGAGCGCCGGGGTGCGTCCGCCACGATCTGGGACAAGCAGCGCACGTTTGCGCTGGAACGCAGAGTTTCGGCATTGTGGGCGTCTATGGCCCCTGGCCAGAGAAAGCTCGCCACGGAGGCGCTCCTGGCGCAGGGCTCGGTCCCGGCCGTGGTCCGGGAGGTTCTGGCGGTGTTCGGGGGTGAGCTATGCCTGTGACGTTCTCAAAGGGCGAGGAGGTCGTAATCAAGGGCGTGCGCTTCGTGGTCGCGTGCCCTTTGCGGAAGCTTGGAGTTTTGATCTTAAAACTAAAGGAGGATCATGTCCAGGATAGCGTGGCACATAGAGAAGCGCAGGATCGCAGACCTTAACCCGGCGGTTTACAATCCGCGCCGCATGACGGACAAGCAGGCGGCGGACCTGGGTGTGTCCTTGGAGAGGTTCGGTCTGGCGGAGCCGGTGGTTATCAATCTTAATAATACAATCATAGGCGGCCACCAGAGGGTGGTCATCTTAAAGGCGCAGGGGGTTGAGGAGGTTGACGTCATGGTTCCGAGCCGGTTGTTGAGCCCAGAGGAGGAGCGCGAGCTGAACGTGCGCTTAAATAAGAACCTCGGCGAATGGGACCTGGACGCATTGTGTAATTTCGACGCGGAGTTTTTGAAGGGCGTTGGTTTTTCGGCGGATGAGCTTCAGAAAATCTTTGACACCGATGTCACCGAGGACGGTTTTGACGCGCAGGCCGAGTACGATCGGATCAGCGCGGCGGTCACGCAGCGCGGGGATCTTTACGTCTTGGGTGAGCACAGGCTTTTGTGCGGGGATTCAACGTCGCATGATGATGTGGCGCGTGTCATGGACGGGCAGCTCGCGGATATGGTATTTACGGATCCGCCGTATAACGTTGATTATAAGTACGCTAAGTACGAAGCGATTCACAAAGGCAGGAAGAAGAAGTTTTTGAACGGTGGCAAGATCTTTAACGACAAGAAAACGCCCGTGGATTTTTATAATTTTCTGCGCGATGTTTTATTAAATGTGTATGCGTTTTCTAAACCCCAAATGGCAATATATTGTTGTCATGCAACTCGCACGCAGGCGCAGTTTTTTAATGCATTTAGCGATGCGGGGTTTCATTTTTCACAAACAATCATCTGGTTAAAAGAACGACTAATCATGGCATTTGGACAGGATTATCATCGTATTTATGAACCGATTATGTTTGGATGGAAAGAAGGTGAGGATCATTATAAAAATAAACTTCTATGTAAAGAGACAGAGGTTTGGAATCTCGACCGCATCAGTTTCGAAGAGCAACTCGACGTCTGGTATATCCATCGCGACAAATCGGCCGACTATGAGCACCCCACACAGAAACCGGTACGGTTGCCTGAGCGCGCCATAAAGAAGAATTGCCCTATGGGGGGGGTCCTGTTCGAGCCGTTTGGTGGTTCGGGATCCACCATGATGGCGGCAGAGCAGTTGGGGCGCAGGTGTTTTTCAATTGAGCTGGATCCGAAGTATGTGGATGTAATGGTCAAGAGGTGGGAGGCGTTTACAAGCAGGAAGGCGGTGAAGATATGAGGTTCGCAGTTTTTGTCCTTGCGGTAGGGATATTTTTGGGGGCGATGATGATTGATGCGGAGAGGCGCGTGGTCAGGGGGCAGATCATCGCGCTGCAACGCGGCCTGGCGGAGTGCGATGCGTGCAATCCGAAGACGCCGGGAGAGTTCCGATGAAATACGTCCGCGTGTCTATCGAGATAGAGGCCAAGACCGAGGAGGAGGCGTACGAAATTCTGAAGGACCACATGGAAGGGCAGACGGTCATATGTGATGTCTCCATGCACTGCACCGACCACGACCCGGAGTTGCCCACCATGTGGATCACCGTTCACAATGAGGACGATCCTAACATGCGCGATAGTTGCGATGGGGGAGGTGATTCAAAATGACGCTGAACGAGATAGCCAAGATCGTGACGCTCAAGGAGGGCTTGAAGAAGTCCGTTTCGATCGGCCAAGTGAAGGAGATCCTGCGGATCTTAAACCAGATGACGGCCGGCAAGGTGTACAAACTGCTGAGGGAGGTTTAAGCATGGAAGACGTAAAGGGACCCAAGGTGTTCCGTAGCGTGAGCCCTTCGGGACTAAAGGAGGCGCCGGCAGGAATGGATTTCCCGGCCGCTATCCGCGCCGTCATGGCCGGCCATCGCGTCACGCGCAGCGAGTGGGAGGACAGGGAGGTATTTGGCCTAAAACGCGATGGGCTTCTGATGATCAAAACGAAGGACGGCTATCATCAGTGGATCGTCTCGGACGGGGATATGCTGGGGATGGATTGGGAGGTGGTGGGGTGAAAGAGAGGGAGAAAAAACTAAATGGGAATTTAGAGGATTTTCTTAGATCTTCTTATGGAATGGAATATAGATGAAACGACCTTATTTTAGTACTAAACTAGGAAAGCTATACCTTGGAGATTCAAAGAAAATACTTTCAAAGGATTTGGGGTCAAGTTTAAATAATAAGGTTCAACTCATTCTTACCTCACCACCTTTTCTTTTAAACAAAAAGAAAAAGTATGGTAATTTGAATGGTAAAGAATATAAAAAGTGGTTTATTCAACTTGCTGAAATTTTTTCAACAATCATTTCTGAAAATGGTTCCATAGTTATTGAGTTAGGTAATTCTTGGGAGGCAAGAAGGCCAATCCAATCGCTATTACATTTAGAGTCTTTGATTGGATTTGTAAGAAACAAAAAGGCTAAATTGAGATTATGCCAACAGTTTGTTTGTTATAATCCTTCTAGATTGCCTTCACCGGCGCAATGGGTATCGATAGAACGAATTAGAACAATAGACAGTTTTACTCATGTTTGGTGGCTAGCAAAGTCCGACTATCCTAAGGCTGATAATTCGAAAGTTTTGCGACCTTATAGCGATAGCATGAAATCGTTGCTAAAGTCTAAAAAATATAATGATGGCGTAAGGCCTTCAGAACATAGAATTGGAAAGAAGAGTTTCTTAAAGAAGAACAAAGGCAGCATAATGCATAATGTTATTGAAATTGAACAAATCGATAACGGTCGTGTGGTGCGATTGCCACAAAACATTTTTAGTATCTCTAATACGGTTTCCAATGATTTTTTTCTTAATGAATGCAGGAAAAAAAATATAATTCCTCATCCGGCAAGAATGCCTTTTGAATTAGCCAGTTTTTTCATTGAGTTTTTAACCGATCCTGGAGATTTGGTATTAGATCCATTCGCAGGGAGCAATACAACAGGGTTTTGTGCTGAGAAATTAGGCAGAAAATGGATAGCTACTGAGGCTAATGAAGATTATGTAGAGCAATCAAAAATACGTTTTTCCGATCCTATTCTGAAGGGAAAAAAGAAGGAGCGTGCAGATGGAATTAACGAGCGCAATAGATGAAAACATCAAGTTTTAAACGGGAGACTAAATGACCGAAGCAGTGAACGTCTGCGTCATTTGCGTCAGCGTTCCTAAGAAAATGCTGAACAAAGCCCTTGAGGATCATGCGTTTATAGATTTCAAAACATACCAAAAAACCTGCAGGAAATTGGCCGAAATTGAAGAGGCCATGCACCAGCTCCGAAACCTTCAATCTGTCGTCGAGCAAATCAACCATCGATGGCTCCCTTCCACACCCCTTCCTTGTAATTCGCTCAAAAATACTCATACTTGATAGTATAGAGAGCTGATCACTCTCACAGAATATTTTAAGCCGACTCCGTTCGAACGGCGGGGTCGGTTTTTTTTATGTTTGATTGCGATTTTGCGAATGCTAAAAAAGCTTAAAATACTGAAAGCGTTGAGGGTAGAGCTGGAAAGCGGCGCGCAGCTTCTTGTCTCGGAAAGGCGCGCCGGAGTTAAGAGCCCGCAGACGGTCCAGGCATGGCGCAAGAAATCCCCCCGCATTGATCGTTACATCACCGCGTGTATCAATAGGTGTGAAAACAAGCGCGTCGTCATCGTCGAGGACGCATTGGCTAAGGCCGCGCAGGAAGGCAACACGACGGCGATGATTTTCTTTTTGACGAATAGGTGTCCGGAGCGCTGGGCCGACAGGCGGGCGATCGTTAACAACACCAACAATAATATCGTCAAAGTCACGGTCAATCCGGTCAAGCAGTTCAAGGATGAGGAGCTGGATGGCATTATTAGCAACGCTTTCAAGAGATGAAAAAGAGTTACTTGTCCTTGCTCTCGCCGAAAAGGCATACCGCCGCTTCGGCGATTATTGTTCGTACATAGACAGGAACTACGAGAAGCCGCCGCATATCGTACGCCTCATAGATAAGCTTGAGCAGGTCGAAAAAGGCGATATCAAGCGGCTCATGATCTTCATGCCTCCCAGGCATGGCAAGTCGATGACCGTCTCGCAGCTCTTCCCTGCGTGGTTCCTTGGCCGCAATCCGGATCTTAACGTCATCATGGCTTCGTACGCGTATACGTTAACAAAGACATTCTCTCGCGAGGTGCGCGACGCGATGGAGGACAGGCTCTACAGGACGGTCTTTGACATAACGACAAAGGACGACTCGCGCCTTGTCAACGACTTCGACATAGAAGGGCATCGCGGCGGCCTGCTGGCGCAGGGCGTTGGCGGCTCTATAACGGGCTACGGAGCGCATCTGTTCATCATAGACGATCCGTTTAAGAACCACGAAGAGGCCGAGTCTGTTGTCATGCGCGACAAGGTTTGGGAGTGGTATAGGCATGTCGTTTTAACACGTCTTGAGCCCGGGGCGCGCATCATTCTCATCATGACGCGCTGGCATCGCGACGACCTGGCCGGGCGCATCCTGGCGGAGGACTCAGACTGGGACGTGCTTAACCTGCCGGCCATTGACGAGGACGGAAATGCGCTGTGGCCGGAGAGGTATTCGGCTAAGGAACTTGAGTATGTAAAAGTCAAGGTCGGCTCGCGCGTGTGGGCGTCGCTCTACCAAGGGACGCCTTTAGACGTTGAGTCGCAGAAGTTCCGGCGCGAGTGGATTCAATGGTACGACAACCTGCCAAAAGAGGACTTCACGCTTCCGCGCGGGGCCGGTGTCGATACGGCGACGTCGCTCAAGTCGGCGAGCGACAACACGGCGCTGGTGGACGTCTGCCGTGACAAGAACGGATTCTTGTACATTGACGACGTGTTCTGCGAGAAGGTTACGGTCAGCGGTTTCGCGAACCACCTTGTCAACCAGCACGCGGCGAAGCGCTACAGCATGGTAAAGCTTGAGAAGAATAACGCAGGCGAGGCGTTTAAGCAGCGCATCGATGAGGTGTCGCGTGAGCGCGGTGTCGCGGTCCCGGTCGAGTGCGAGCAGACGACGACGGATAAGATGGTCCGGGCCATGGAGTTTCAGCCGTTGGTCGAGAACGGGACGATCAGGTTTAGGCGCGGCAGCAAAAAGGTCGCGGAGCTCGTTGAGCACTTGGTTAACTTCGATGGCAAGGGTGGGGATACAGACGACGATGTGGATGCTTTAGGGTTTGCTATCAAGGCGGTTTTGGGCTCCAACAATGGGGCAGTTTACACGTTGGATTACGACGTAAGGCCGAGGTGATGAATGTTTGAAATCTTCAAGGCTCCGATTCAGGTCAGGGAAATGCGCAGGCAGTTGGCTGAGGTCCAGAATACCGTTTCGGTACTCCTGGGCGATGCGGTGTCTGTGACGACGACGTTGGGGAATCCTTACACGAACTATCGCACGGCGATCACGGAGATCGCCAAGAAGTACGAGGGCACAGCTCAGTGGGGCGTACAGCAGCTGCGCAACATCATCGACGTGCGCTCGGCGTTTGTCATCGGGCAGGGACTCAAGCTGGTCCAGAAGGACGGTTCCCAGGAGAAGACTCGCGAGCTGGAGTTCTTGGAGGAGTTTATCGAGGCCAACGACCTTGACGAAGAAGGGCCGATCGATTTGGCTAAGGAGTCCGAGATCGAAGGGCGGTGCCTGGTCAAGCTTTTTGCTAATGTCGAGAAGGGGGTTATCGAGTACCGCTTTGTTTCTTACTCGGTCAATGGCTACAAGATCACGACCGACCCGAGCGACTATAAGAAGTACTTGACGGCGTCTTACCGTGACTCGGCGAACCAGAAGGACGTCGTCATCGACGCGAAGGATTTTGTCTATAAGAAGTTCGCCGGGCGCATCGAGAAGGTCAACGACATCATGCCGAAGGTCGCGATGGTTCTGCGCCAGTGCGAGGATCTCGACAAGGCGCTCACTGACTGGCGGGAGATGAATCGCTACTTCGCGTCGCCGACGCCGTACTTCAAATGTCTTACGGCTGATGAGGCAGCTAAGATGCGGACAGCGCTCACCGCAATGAATTGGAAGATCGGCAAGGTTCTCACGGGGACGGCTGAGTTTTCCCTAGTGGGCATGACCGATTCAGGCAAGGATTCCCTCGAGAAGGAGATCATCACGAACGCCAAGATGATCTCGGGCGCGGTGGGCGTTCCGGTTCACTTCCTGGGGTTCCCCGAGCTTATGTCGAACCGCGCGGTGTCAACCGACCTGTTCGAGTTCATTAATGCGTCGACTTCCAAAGAGCGCGCGGTGTGGGCTGGGTTCTATGAGGAGTTGTTCAACAAGGTCATTGAGAAGGCTAATGTCGAGCTGAAGACCAATCTCGAGCCGGGGAAGGTGGAGTGCGAGATCCTTCAGGTTTCGGATGCGAAGATCCAGGAGCTGGCTTCTGTGTGGCTGCCGCTTTACACGGGCGGCGTCATCGATCTGGACTACATGCTAACCAAGATTCCGGACATCGATCCGAAGAAGGTGAAAGCGGCGAAGGCCGTGGAGGAGCAGAAGATGCTTTCGGCAATCAAAGAGCAGGAAGCGTCGCAGGTCGCGGACGCGCAGGGAGGTAAACAATGAAGTTCTACATCAGAGCAAAGATCCAGCAGATGGCTCAGGCCGAGATGCTCGAGTTCATCCCCAAGGACACGATCGAGCGCATTAAGAAGTCCGACGCTTCCCCTGAGTTCCGCATCTACTGCGTGGGGCACGAGGGCGACGCGCACGCGCAGGAGCTCTCCTTCGGTACTAAGATCGGCAAGGCATTTCACTACGTCAAGGACATGGTCATGAAGATCGCCGAGAAGATTCAGTTCGGAACCCCCATCTTCCACCAGCACTCCGGCGCTAATACAAGCGACGGCCGCGAGCAGGTCGGTGAGGTGGTCGGGAAAATCGTCAAGACAATAGGCGACCGCGTCTCGGCGCTCGCTGCGATTTACCTTTACCCGCAATACCGCAAGATGCAGTTGGACGTCGCGTCGATCGAGGCGAACATCGCCTACGATCCCAAAAGCGCGACACGCGGTGAAGTTATAGATGTTGAGCAGGTTACCGGCATCGCGCTGGCGAATAGCGCGACCGAGAAGCCAGCCTTCCAAGGCGCGACATTGCTTGGAGTGATCCAGGCGCTAAGAGGAGCTGAGACCATGACGAAGGAAGAGATCAAAGAAGCAATTAGGGAAGCGAAGCTGAAACCAACGGATCTGTTCGAGGAATTGGAAATTGTTAACAGCGAACCAGCTGCTGAGGCCAGAAAGAAAGAACGTGCTTATGGCGAGAGGCAACTCAAATTACTCAACGAAGAGCACGAAAAATTTATTGACCTTGAGAAAAAGCACAATGAAGCCGTAGGCAAGGTCAAGACGCTCACCGAGAAGGTCAACTCGTCGACGTCGCGCTCGCTGATCGACGGGTCCGTTGCGGCGCGCAAGCTCGACGCGAAGGAAAAGGCGTTCATCGAGAAGAACCTTTCCGCGTTTAAGTCCGATAAGGAAGGCGAGGATCTGAAGGTTGACGTGGAGCGTTTCGTTGACGGGCAGCTGAAGGAGTTTGTGGACACGGCGAAGCTTTTCGGAGTGGAGATCAAGAAGGAAGGCGAAGCCGGAACGCCGAACGCGGACGGCAAGGGCGGCGCCAGCACTCCCGAGGAGCTCGAGGATCCGGCGAAGAACGATTTCATACCGGCGATGTAGGCCGACCGGCGACGTAGGCCGAGATTTCCTGCGCCTGAGATGGTCTAAGGACGCGGAGGAGCTTCAAAGAGACCAAAAACAAAAACATTAGACAGGAGGATTCAAAATGGCAGAGACAGGATTGGTAATGAGGAGTCCGAATTTCAAGTCGGTACAGATCACGGCTCCCTCCGCCGGATATACCCAAGGGCAGCTTGTTGCTTCTGGGTCGCTGGTTGGCGTGATCGCGGAAACAAAGACCGTTGGTGAGACAGCGGTTTTGATCTACCAGTGCGACAGGATCGTGGTTGCGAAGCGCGCCGGGACGGGTTTGTCGATTGCGGTTGGCGCTAAGGTGTACTACCGTTCGGGAGGTCCGGACGTTACGGGCGCCTCGACGAGCAACACGTTGTGCGGTCGCTGCACCTTGGCGGCATTAGCCGCTGATACGACCGTCGAGATCGACCTGACGGGGAACGTGGTCGCCTAACCAACAACGATTCCTAGAGGAGGGACAAAAGATGAAAGGCAGAATAATCAGTGACTGGACAAAGGTCGATTTTAAGGACCGGGCGTCCAGAGCGAAGATGGTCGGCGCACTTCAGCACTTCATGAAGGTGCCGGATGCGAAGGATTCGCCCGTCCGAAAGGCCATCCAGGCCTTCGCGACGAAGGGCGACTTCCCGGCTGAGATCCTTCAGATCCTGGAGAAGTTCCATGCTATTCCCGATTACGATCTCGGTTATGAGCAGATCTTCGACATCCGCGACTTCGGCGGGACGAACGCAAGCGGGTTTAAGATCTTGAGCGTCGAAAGCGGTTTGACGTTCGGAAAAGTTCTCGCAGGCGAAAAGGCCAAGGTCTACAAGTTCTCAGGAACCGTGTCTGAGGTCACGTTTGATCTCTACGGCGGCGGCCTGTCTTGGGACCGGATTCTCATCGACGACAAGCAGTACTGGACGCTTGAGGATAACGCCATCGCGTTCCGCAACAAGGCTTACTCTTCCAGGGCTGAGGCTTTCTATGCCCTGATCGAGGCGGCTGGCGCGGCATCAGGTAACGACCAGAGCTGGGCTGCTGTTACGCCTGCCTCTGTGGCAACGACCAATGAGAACTACAACGCTATCCGCGACATCAACACGATCAACGCGGCGTGCTTGGCAATCCTCGCGGACCTCAAAGACGACGGCGTGGGCGCAAACGCGAACTCGCAGTTCGTGATCGTGGCTCCCGTGGCTTTAAAGTCCAGGCTCGAGAGAGCTTCTCGGATGCTCCAGCAGCCGGTTGTGGGCTCGGGGCAGCACCTGTCGTTTAACATCCGCATCATCTATACGCTGATGCTGGCGAGCAATTCGTACTATTACGTTTGCTTCCCTAAGGCGAAGGCCAAGGGCGGCTACCGTATGGACCTGACTATCTACGACCAGTTCGACATCCTGTCTTATGCGGACACGATGGCGGGTTGGATGCGTTACGGCGGGGCGATTGGCGATACGGACCAGATCGCGCGCTGCGCAGTAGCGTAACGATCACCAGACTCCGAGGCGGGGATGTGAAAAGTCTCCGTCTCGGAGTTTGTCTTAAAAGGGGCGGATCATGGGCGGATGCGTCAAGATGTCGGATTTGAGGCCAAAAGTAGAGCTCTCGATCCCTAGGGTTAAGGGCGGGTGCCTCTCGATGAGCGAGATCAACCTCAATAATCACCTTGGCGCCATGTACCAGAAGCGCACGGCGCGCAAACTTTGGCAGTCGCTGCCGTCGAACATCTGGAAAGGGCGCAGGTGCTTTGTCATCGGCGGCGGTCCGTCGCTTCGAGGGTTTGACTTCTCGCAGATTAAAGGCGAGCTCGTCATTACGGTCAATCGCGGGTTTGAGTCGTTCCCGGACTCGGTGGTCAACCTCGCGCAGGATGCGCGCCTGTGGGGGTGGTATGAGAATAAGGATCTCGGGGTCGAGGCGCGGTCTGCGTTCAACTCCTACAAGGGCTACAAGACATGGCTTAACGTCCAGGCGTTTCCGTATCCGGAGGATATATGCGTGGTGGATATCTGTCACTCCTCCGACTTCAGGTTCGACAGTTATGTCGGGGGCATACCGCCGCACGGCAACACCGGCCTGAACGCGCTGTGCCTGGCGGCATGCCTGGGGGCGAGCCCGATCTACCTCTTGGGGTTTGACTGTAAGGGCGAGGGTGGCCGCACGGCTAATTTCCACGCGGGTTATCCCGATAGCGCGGAGGAGTCGGTCTATCGCAATTTCATCGATGAGTTTAACGAAGTGTCGCATCAGGTCCGGGCGAGGACGAAGGTCGTCAATCTCAATCCGCATAGCGCGATCACGTGTTTCGACGTCGATGAGTTCAAAAATATCCCTAAGATCAAAAGGCCTCTTTATGTTTCCTATTTCACTAAAAATACGGGGTACCAGGTCGAGGTTGAACGTTTACACGAGTCGCTTCATCGTTTCGGCCTGGAGCATGAGCTCATAGGCATCGAGGACCTGGGGTCGTGGCGCAAGAATATCCACGCGCGTATCAAGATCTTGCGCGATGCGCTGGATCGGTTCGGCCGCGATATCGTATACATCGACGCGGACGGCGCTGTCATTCACTACCCAGAGTTGTTCGACAACTTCCGCGAGGACTTCGGCGCGGTGTGGCTGGACCGCGAGAAGTACTTCCCGGAGATCTGGAGGGAGTCGTGGAATAACGAGCCGCCGCAGGGTAAGTGGGAGGTGCTGGGCGGGACGATGTACTTCAAGAACAACAAGCGCGCGCGGGCGCTCCTGGACGCGTGGGAGGCTCTCGACGCGCCGATGGCGACGACGCTCTCGCAGATCCATCTGCTCAAGGCGATCGCGTCCGTCGATGGGCTGAAGGTGAAGAAGCTCCCGGACAACTATACTCAGATCTTCGACATCATGGCCTCCGCGGGAGAGCCGGTCATCGAGCACTACCAGGCGTCGCGAAGGTCGCTGGATAGGATAAAGATATCCGACGGAAAGTACAGACTTGAAGAGGTGGGTTGAGATGCTCTCAGTCCTCATACCAGCGCGGCAGGAGATCTACCTCGAGAAGACGATCAGGAATATCCTTGAGAACGCTCGGGGCGAGATCGAGATCCTTGTCGTTTTGGACGGATGGGCGCCGGAGGTGCCGATTGACATTAAAGACGAGCGTGTCGTGTTCATTTACTACGCCGAGGCGATAGGCCAGCGCGCGGCGATCAACGAGGCGGCGCGCCGGGCGCGGGGCGAGTTTATCATGAAGCTCGACGCGCATTGCGCCGTCGACGAGGGGTTCGACGTCAAGCTCGCGGCGGACTGTGAGCCGGAGTGGACCGTCATCCCACGGATGTACAACCTGGACGTTGCGACATGGACGCCGAAGCTGCACAAG